CGTACCCCATTTTCATTGTTGGGTACGGAAAGAGTTTACGTCAAACCATTCGCAGTATCACGGAGAGTTTTTACATGCGATGGTATTTGCAGTTAATACCATACCGGACAGGTCATTAAGTTTTCAACTTGTATTTACAGGTTGTGAAGCTGACTTTGAAGATGGACCTGAAACAAATATACATGGTGGAGCGATGTGGGCACGTATGCCAATACAGGCATTAGTTGCTGACATACCACTTGACGAATGGTCAGAGCCAATGGAAGACCACTTAGCACAACCGTGGGACTGTGAGTCCTATCATCATAGCGTAGTTGTTATGGACAGAGTAAGTTCTAGTCCGTGGTTATGTAAGATTGGTGGTGAGTTCTATAAAGGTAAATACTTATTTACGGTTGACTACACAAATAGTGACATAGCTGATGACCCTGCACAACATAAACAGTCTCATGTGTTGTATTTAACAGACGCAGGAAAGTGGACAGGTAATATAGTTGCCCTACCAAATAATAGAGTCCGTGCGACAAGTCCTGCTTTATGGGCGACAGGAGAAGGTGCACCAGACTTTACACCGTCACAATGGACACACTCAGCCGAGTCACATGAAAGTTATTTAGACCCTAGTACAACCTTTGATAATTTATACAATGACAAAACACACAAAAAGAAAAGACCCTAAAGTTGGAACAGGCAAAAAACCAAAAGGAAGTGGCAGACGTTTATACACGGATGAAAACCCTAAAGACACGGTTAGCATTAAATTTGCAACTCCGTCTGATGCCAGAGCAACGGTTGCAAAGGTTAAAAAACTTAATAAACCGTATGCAAGAAAAATTCAAATCTTAACCGTTGCCGAACAAAGAGCAAAGGTTATGGGCAAAACGGAAGTTGTTGCCATATTTAAAAAAGCAAAAGAAAGTTTGAAGAAAGCACATGACAGCAAAAGCAAAAGCGACAGTAAAAAAAGTAGCAAGTAAACTGCGTAAAGCTAGTAAGGCTCATGCAGGTCAAGCAAAAACATTATCAGCATTAAAATTAAATCAGGGTAGCTCTGTAAACAAAGCAGGAAACTACACGAAACCAACTATGCGTAAAAGTTTATTTAACAGCATTAAAGCAGGTGGTAAGGGTGGTAATCCCGGACAATGGTCTGCTAGAAAAGCACAGATGTTAGCAAAACAATATAAGGCAAAAGGGGGAGGATACCGTGGCTAAAGGAACAGAAAAATTATATCAAACAAATCAACCAAGTGAAGATGCATTTGGTGGCAGTCTTGGAGACAATGACCCTATTATGCAACAAACAAAGAATAAGTCATTATCATTTTTTGATTGGTTAGATTTAAATGTACCAAAGCAAAAAGGCAAAGGATTTTATGAGTGGCTTGATAGCTACCTGTGATTGAATTTGTTTTATATATTTATTTAGGAGAAGCCCTATATAATAAAACACAAGTATTTGCTGACATTAATAGATGCCGATACTTTGCAGAAAGATTAAATGACCAGCGTTCAATACCCCAGCCTAATGGAACGCAAAAAAAATTAACGGCTGTTTGTTTTCCAAAGGATAAATAAATTGATAGACCCCATTACCCTTTCAGCAGCCGTAAGTGCAGCAAACATTGCGTACAACGGTATTAAAAAAGCCATATCTGTTTCTCGTGACATTGAAGACTTCACAGGAGAAATAGGCAAATGGATGACTGCCGTTAGTGACGTTGATAACATTAACAAACGTGCAAGTAACCCATCACAGATAGATAGAATATTTAATGGGTCAGTTGAAGAAGTTGCCCTTCAGTCGTTTGCAGCAAAGAAAAAGTTATCAAAGCAACGAGAAGAATTAAAAAACTTTTTAATTGGAAACTATGGCTTAACAGCTTGGGAAGATATAATTAAAGAGGAAGGTCGTATAAGAAAGGCAAGACAGGAAGCTGTCTATGCAAAAGAACAACGACAACAAGAATTACGAGATGCCACTATTATTACGGTTGCCTGTTTAATTGGAGCAGGAGCAGTAGGAAGTATCTTATGGCTTATATTTATGGCATAGTACTGTTAGCCTTTGTACCGATTGTACAGGCACAACAAATGACAACATGCCGATTAGCTTCACAAAGTATACACAATGATGCAAGACTATGTGTGTATGTTGGAGCAAACAGAACATACTATACAAACACCGTACCCTATGACGCAGGTGTATGTCCACCCCAATATAGTTGTGTATATAGACCCAATTCAAAAGGGTTTAATTTGAAAAATGTCGTTAAAAATATTAAAGACACATTTAAAGGAAAGGATTAACATGAACAAATTATTATTAGTATTAGCCGTATTATTACCATTTTCTGCACAGGCAGGACTATTAGGACTTGACAACACAATAAAAGGGGAGTATAATACAGATACAAGTGCTTCAACCTTAACAGGGGAAATTGGAAAAACAATTGGCTTATATGGTTTTTCTATTACAGGGGACGTAGATTTTGACATTAAGGAGTTTGAATATACAGGTATGGACTTTAAAGCTGAATATGATATACTAGATGCAAACAGTACATCTGTTTATATTTCATCAGGATTAGATACAGATTGGGACATGGAAGACATTGTTGTTGGAGTTGAGGTTAAATTTTAATGTGGATTCCTATTATAACAATACTATGGGCACTAGGAGATAGTTCAACATGGGTAAACTTCCCAATGGTAAATTTTCCATTTTCGTCACAAGAAACATGTTATAAATATATAGACACAGTAAGAAAAAGTACAATGCAAGATGCTCAGTACTTAAATGGGTACAGCACGTGTCTTTATATAGAACCACTAGAGGGAGAAAACACATGATAGATTGGGAAAAAATTAAATTTGAAATGTGGAATAAACGATTTGGTGAAGGAACAAACTTTGACTTAGACTATGGTAAATTACTTATTATAGGTCTATTAGTTTATCATATATTTATTCAAGGTTAAAATGACAGACCCAAGACTAAAACGAGCAGGGGTATCAGGGTTTAATAAACCAAAGCGTACCCCTAGCCACAAAACAAAGTCTCATATTGTTGTTGCAAAGCAAGGTGATAAAATAAAAACTATTCGTTTTGGACAGCAGGGTGTAAGAGGTGCAGGAAAAAATCCTCAAACGGCAAAAGATAAAGCACGAAAGAAAAGTTATTATGCACGGCATGATGCACAGGACGCAAGTCCAAGTAAGTTAAGTGCACGATATTGGTCACATAAAGTAAAGTGGTAAGACAATGGCATTAGCAAAATCACAAAGGTCACTAAAAGCATGGAGCAAACAAAAATGGCGAACAAAATCTGGAAAGCCCTCATCGAAAACTGGAGAACGATACTTACCAGAGAAAGCAATAAAGGCTCTGACACCTGCCCAGTATGCGGCAACGACAAAAAAGAAAAGGCAAGGAACAAAGCAGGGCAAACAGTTTGTGAAGCAACCGAAAACGATTGCAAGTAAAACATCACGATTTAGAAAATTTTCGTGATAATAAAGATAATAAAAGGTATAACCTATTTAGTAACAGCATTAATAATTTTTATTATAGTATATGCGATTACAATGGGATTATTAAATGATATTTGTAATTGTGCTAATGACTATGCACTAACAAATTTATGGCGATAAAGAGACAAAATAAATTAATTGATTTCCCCACCATTTGTAAAGAAACAAAGGAGAAAGTATTGAAACAATTATTACTTAATAGAAGAACATTTAACATTGGAAGTGCGGCAATTTTAGGTGCACTAACATCTTTTCCTACATTAGCAGGAACAAAAATAAAAGTGGCAGGTATTTATACAGTACCAACACAACAAAAGTGGGTAGCACGATTACATTTAGCATTAGATGCAGCGTCAAAACGTGGTGAAATAGATTATATATATTCCGAAAGTACAGCAAATACGGACTATGTACGAGTGATGAGAGACTACTGTGCACAGGGTGTTCAGTTAATAGTTGGAGAAGCATTTGGAATTAGTAAAGAAGCAAGGAAAGTTGCAGACGATTATCCTGAAATAGCATTTCTCATGGGTGACCCATTTAAACCTCATGGAAATAACTTTGCAGTATTTGACAATTATATCCATGAACCTTGTTATCTAATGGGTATTTTAGCAGGACATATGACAAAATCTAATAAGATTGGCATGGTAGGTGGTTACGCTATTGGTGAAGTTAATAGACTATTCCATGCGTTTATGAACGGTGCAAGGTCTGTTAATTCTGACGTAGAATTTAAAGTTACCTTTATTGGTTCATGGTATGACCCACCAAAAGCAAAAGAAGCAACCTTTGCTCAGATAGAGTCAGGAGTTGATGTGATGTATGCTGAAAGAGCAGGTGTTGTAGATGCCTGTAAAGAAAAAGGTATACTAGCCTTTGGTAATGTTAATGACATGAACAAAGAAGAAAATGGCACAGACGTAGTTGTAACTTCAGCGTTATGGCACATGGAAGGTGCAATTAATCATGCAATTGAAAAAGTAAAAGCAGGAACATTTTCTGCTGAAGAATATCATGATTGGACTATGATGGCAAAAGGTGGAGCATCTTTAGCTCCTTATTATGAATTTGCAAACAAAGTTCCTGTTGCAACTTTAAAAGCTGATATATCTGCTTTAGCTGAAGACATTAAAGCAGGAAAGTTCGTGGTTGAAATTATTGATGACGAACCAAAGTCAACATTCTAAGGAGACAAAATAAATGCTTGGACTAAGCACATTATTAGGACCTATTAGCGACCTTGCAGGAACATGGCTGCAGGGTCGTGTTAACAAAGCAAAAGCTGAGTCAGAAGTAAAAGTTGCAAGGGCAAAAGCTGAAGCTAAAGTATATGAGACAGAAGCAACGTCTTCTATGCTTATGGAACAGAGCCTGACTAGCCAAATGGCAGGTTCGTGGAAGGATGAATTTTGGACTATTATTTTTGGTGGTATATTAGTAGGTTGCTTTCTACCGTGGACACAGCCTTACGTTAAAGAAGGTTTTGACTTTCTAAATGCCAACACACCAACATGGTTTGCTAATTGTTTATACATTAGTATTGGAGCTTCTTTTGGCTACAGGTTTGGTAAGCAAGGCTTACAAATTATGAACAAGAAAAAGTAAACAGTTATGTCTGACTCAAAAGATTTAATTCCTGATAAGGAAGCGTATCAGACAAACAAAAGGAGAATGGCATGGGTTTTAATTATTCTTATGGGTATTACGACTGTGTTAACACTAGCTTTTCCAGAAAGACTAGCCGAAGCCGAGTCTATCCTTATGACTCAGTACATTTCTATGTGTGGCTTAGTAGGAGCATATTTTGGTTTTAGTGCGATAAGTGGAAGGAAATAACGTGGAATTATTTTTAGATAGACTACAAGAAGAACTTACAGTAGATGAAGGATGCAAGTATGAAATTTACCTTGACCATTTGGGATTGCCTACGTTCGGAATCGGACACCTTATTAAAGAACAAGACCCTGAACACGGAAGACCAGTCGGAACAAAGGTGGATGAAATACGAGTTAGCGAATGCTTTAACCAAGACATTATGGTCACGCTACAGGACTGCAAAAATGTATTTGAAGACTTTGATGCATTACCTCAAGAGGTAAGACTTATTGTTGCGAATATGATATTTAATTTAGGCAGACCACGATTTTTAGGTTTTAAGAAATGTATTCAAGCTATCAAAGACGGTGATTGGTTTGAAGCGTCAGTACAAATGCAGGATTCAAAATGGTACAAACAAGTCACAAACAGAGCACAAAGGCTCGTAGACCGAATGAGAGCAATAGATTCGTAACACAAGAATTACGTAATCAACAAAGACGAAAAAATCATATTAAAAATTTAATTGCATTTTTTACGCCAAAGGAAAGAAAGTTTATAAAACATGGCTAGACAACTTACAGAACGACAACAAAAATTTTTAGATGTTTTATTTGAAGAAGCAAATGGAAGTGCTACAAGTGCAAAAATTATTGCAGGGTACTCACCAACAACAAATCTTAATGAGATAATTGCATCTATGAAAGAAGAGATA